GTTCCAGTCATGCCGGGCACTGAAATTTGCTGCCCATGTACAAATGTTGCTTTAGGAGATTCGTAAGTTTTAGTAGTACTAGCAGTTGGAGTTGTTGATGCGGCGCCCGTGACTGCACCAGCACCGGCACCGGCACCGGCACCAGTTAATGACGATACTAAAGATTTTGCTGGATTTGAAGACGTAAGCGATTTTGCTAAATCCGCTGCCTTTTTTGCGTTTTGTAAATCACTTAAAGACAAACCACTTCCGGGAGCAAAACCATCAATACCTATAGAACTTGCTGGAATGGCGTTGCCCAAAGCATCAACAGCAAATTGCCCTGGTCCGGCAGACATATACGTTGCACCAATTGTAGTGCCCAGTGTTCCATCACCCACCATAACATTGGCCGGCAAGGCGCCAGTTAACCCACCACCGGGCAGTGTTGTTGCTCCTGCTCCAGGAATTGCTCCAGAGCCTTCTAAAGGCGCGGTAATGGATCCAAATGTGCCGCCTGAAGTAGTTGGCGCACCAATTTGTGCAGTAAGCGACGGATCTGTAAGACTGCCTAAACCACTTGCTGTTGAACCACCCGCACCAGCACCTGCACCCATAGAAGCAGCCGCTCCTTGTGAAAGGGTTGTATCAACGGGAGCATTAGCAGATAAACCAGCAAAAACATCAGGAGCAACAGCCTCTCCAGTAACAGCATTAACAGGTGCAATTCCTAGTTCTGTTGAGGCAGCTGCGGGAGTTAAACCGTTTGCCTCTGCAAACGCCATTACCTCTGGAGCGTAGGCTAATGCCAAACCTCCTGCGGTAAGTGCAGCTACAGTAATCCAACCACCAGGAACAACATCGTTTACTGTTTTGTCAATAGACGCGCCAACTTGACCAATAGCTGGACCTGGGTCAACACTAGCTAAAGCATCCCCTGCTTGTTGGAATATATCTCCGCCGCCACCGCACATAGTTTTTCCTTATAGCTTTTTCATGCTATTAAATCCGCCGATTCTATAGCCGTTATGTACATAAAATTTTTTCATACCTTCAATGTTTCCACCAACGCTATGTCCCATAAACAATTCTTTGGCTCCCATCTCTTTTGCCCAATCTTCTATAGCTTTTAATAGTTTAAATGCTGTTCTACCACCACGATGTTCTGGCAATATATAAAATCCAACATCTGAAGCTCTTTCATATTCTGAAAAGAAAAAAGAGCTAATAACCGCGCTTACAAAACCAATGCATTTACCGTCTCTAAATTCTAAAAATGTAGCGCATTTAGGATAACTAAATAGCTGTTGAATTTTAGTTTTAGACACTGGTGCAAACGAAAAAACACTTTCAGCAACCATCTGTTCAATCAAACTAAAAAGTTGCTCAAAATGCTCTTGTTTTGCTCTAATAATCATTGTCTATACCCACGGTTTGTTCAAACAGTTGTATATCTACTAATGCAAAATTATAGCTTTTTCCGCCCTAAATCAATGACTTGGGCCATTAATAATGGTGGTTACTTCCGAGGCCCAATCCTGCCAATTTTCAAAGGCGCCGGAGTTTGGCACAGGGTATGCTGCAAATGTGGGTAAAGTGGCTATCTGGTCTGCCGCATCCCGCCATTCTGATTCCGGCACATCTGGCAGCGTTTCCTGCCCATAATAAATAATGAAATTGCCGTTCCATTCTTCCCAGGTCATAGTGGCTGGGATGAATGGGAAAAAGACTTGTATACTAGGGGCGCTCATCGCCAAACTCAGCAGTAATCAGGTTGCGACCCATTTCAAAATTACCGTTGATGTCGTTAGATTCAAATTTTAAACGCACCAAACGATGTTCTACACGTAGGTCAATTTTGCCTGTATCAGGCGTAAAATAATACGGACCTGAGTTTTCTTCATATTGACCAGAAGCAAACTTACGGCCTAAAATAGTCATTGACATGGTGCCAGCTTGCAAAAAGTTAGGCTCAACGCGGCGTAAATGCATACGGCGATTTATACCCACAATACCATTTTGACTAGGATTTCCAGTAAGCCAACTAATGTCACTGGTAGTAATGCTGGAAAAAACCGCTAACTCTTTTTGAGGAGTAATTTGATTTAACCCAAATTCATGTTGCCAAATAGTATAACCGCCAGCTGTCGGGTAAACTAAAGTTCCAGGGATAGTTGGATCTTGGAAAGGAATGGATACAGTTATTAAAGTGGCATTATAAGTAAAATTAAAAACACTAGAAACAACACCGTATGTTGTTTTAGGATTTTTTATGTCCGTAGAAATTGTAACGGTATCCCCGGGGCTAATAATATTAGAAACATCACCTTCAAAATAAACTTGTTTGCTTGTTGGATCTGGCGCACCAGCGGGAGTAGCAATTATTGGAATGGGATTACTAACCGTTGTTTCGTATTCCCAACCAGCCCAAATAGGTGTTGGAAACAGTTCCGTAGTATAGCCACAAGAACGGCGACTGCCAATTGCTTTACCAGCGTCATACCATAACTGATCTTTTACGTTATAAATAATAGCATCAGTACATTCTGTTGCATCACCCCTAGGATAAAAAAACCAAATTTCATTGTATCTTGGAATTTTTGTTGCCCAAACTTTTTGTCTTTGTGCGTAATTAATATTATCGTACAAATAGTTTACGTTTTTATCGTTTGGTAATACTTTGACTGCTCCGCCGTACATATAGTAGCGGTCAACACCCATCCAAAAGAATACGCCATCCATTTCCACAACAGCATTAGATGACATGATAGAAATTTGGCTAGAAATAATATCGTATGACCAATACAAACTTGTGGCTTGTGAGTTAAAGGAAACACGAATTAAACTGTCAGTAGCCCAAAATAATCCTGATGGTGAATTAGTGCCACCACGCATTACCATGCCTTTAACAATTTTAGAGCTGGATACGTTTACCTGGTTGGCAAATGGACCATTCCAATCGTAAAAGTTTTGAATAGCATAATTGCCGGGCGTTACATCTACGTTGTTATTGGCAATAAAACCATGCGACCCATAGACAAAAATAAACGGATATAAAACACAAACACCACCATCAACACTAATTGGCGTATAAGTTGGGTTTTGTCCAATGCTATCACATAGCCCGGTCATAAAAAATTGATTATTTGCATCAGGGGTTATATTACCCACTAACACTTGCGATTTAACGCCGCTATCAATACTTTGTAAAGTTTTGCCCGGGTGTGCTAATAAATTTAACGTGCCATCTTTAGGACTAAACTGCGCATCAAACTGCCAATTGTTACGAGAATCTGGTGTAAAAATAGTATCATTTAACCAAATTTTAGCAATGTCGCCCGCAGGCGCATTTGGAGTAAAATCAATTGTTGTTTGCGAAGGTGGCCCTGCGGCATACGTTGAACCTGTAATGGTATAAACAACAGGCGTACCTGTCTGTTGAATAATAAATTCAGTACCAATTCCAAAAGTTGTAGTGGCGTTACCAGGCACAATTACTTGGCTTACTGTGTTTGATGTAACATTAGCAAACACAGAACCAGGCAACATGTTTTCAGCATAGGGCCCGCTTCCGCCGCCATATGTTGTGCCTGTAGTAAACACATCTAAACCAGGTGCGTTACCAGCAAAAATATAATTGACGCCATTGTACGGTATGTTAATCATACCGCGATAAATACCACTGAAACTAGTAAACAACGTGGTAAAGCCGCCTATTTTTTTGGCTTCTCCTCGCTGAAAACGACACCATACCCCATCGGTGTATTGGTCGTTTTGAAATACAGTACCATCGCGCCTAATACCAGCCGGTATTGCTAGGCTGTAAATTGTTGTATATTGCGAAGAATCCTGTTGCCGATTATCAGCAGGCATTTAGAATGTTCCGCCGCTAATTAGTCGAGCATTTAAAGTTGCGTCTACCGTAACTAATGGTTGTAAAGTATTGGTGTTATCAATATTAATCATTTCAACGCCATTAGCAGCTAAGCCAAGAACATTAATTCCGGCTAAATACATACCGGTTGTTGTATCGTTTATAAATGAAAAAGCAGGAGATATAGCGGAACCATTGTTGGCAAGGAAAATATTAGTTGTAGAATATGTCAACAAATATATATTTTGACCGTCACTTAAAACTGTTGCAATAATATTGTTTTCAAGCACAAAAGGCGGTTGTGAACTGCCTTCAATTTGAAACTGAATGTTATAGTCAGTGTGTCCTGTAGAATTAATTAAAATATAAATTTGGGTTGTTGCTGGCAGGGTTACTGTTAGCGTTGTGTTACGACTGCCTGTTTGTGCAATATAGTTTTGAATGATTGGTGCATAGGTAACTAAACTAAATGTATTTCCAGGGATGGAGTCTACGTCATATGTTGCTGAAGTAAACGTTACGTTTGCCGGTGAAGCTAATCCAACAGTCAAATAAGTACCAATGTTAGAATCGTAAACAATATAACCAGAATCACCTGGATTAACCACAATAGTAGACTGGCCATTAATAATCGTTGGGCTTTGTGGGGCAATTGTTAGAGAACCAGTACCGCCGTTTCTAAAACCAATGTACCAGCCAGTGGATAGAGTTAAAATAGCAGGTAAATTAAATATACCTGCACCACCACTCCATACAAAAGTAGACGCTCGGCTGGCATCATTAATTACTGGTGTAGTAGATACATTGACAATATTTTGAGTTGTTGCTAATTTTCCAGATACTGTAGTAAGTCCAGCACCTTGAAGTGTAGCAGCATCAGCATAAGATGTGCCCGCAGCAAACTCTACATTTGCCCAAGTACCACCCAAAGAAGTATTATTAGTAAGATAGAAGTAACGAGATTTACCAACAGCAACGGTAACGGATTGGCCCCCATTGGCATCTTTAACCACAAAATCATTGAGTCCCAGATTTCGCAGAAGGATGTCCGTTCCAAGTGCGCCTTGAGTTGCATCAGGCAATAAGATGCTGCGATTGCTAACAGTAGCAACGCAATCCATAATACGGCTGGCAGGAACTTGTTGACCGTTAACGACAGCAGGCCAAACGAGCTGAGTGTCGGTGCTAAATGATAGGGCATAGTAAGATACGTCCGTTGGTTGAACAACGTCGCCAGTGAAAGGTGATGTAAATGTTGACATATTTTATGGTTCCTGAACCGTAACATTGCGGTCGATGCGACGAGAGTTGTCTTCTTTTTTGAGCGCAGCAAGGCAATCGGTATAGTATGTTTTCCACATATCCAATTTATCCAATGCTTTTAAATAGCCTTGAGCTTGCAACAAGGTGCCAAACAACATGGCCTGTGGTGCTTCTCTAGTAAATAAATTTTGTTGATTTTGTGAATCCAAAGGCTGGATTTCACTATAGTAAATAATTTCAATTGG